AGATATATAAATCAACAGAAAGAAATCATAGTATACTACGAAAAGGCTGTGACGGAGAAAGAAAATGGCGACGAAATTAAATGACAGTACAGAAGTAGCACTGCCACTTCGTAATATTATAAGCATGATCGCAATTACATCAATTGCAACTTGGGCATACTTTGGTATTGTAGAGAGATTGAATGGTTTAGAAACTACACAAACTATGATGAAATCAGATCTTAATTTCAATACAGAGTTTCGTATTAAATGGCCAAGAGGTGAAATGGGTAGTTTACCTGCTGACTCAGAACAATTTATGATGATTGAACATTTGGCAAAAGAACTTGAAAAATTAACTGAAGAGATAGAAAGTGGTGAAGCACCATTCGATCAGCAGCAAAAGCTACAAATTGATTTTATGATGAAACGTGTTGAACATCTTGAAGAAGCACATGAAAAGATTCGTAATGATATTATGGATCTAATACATTCAAATAGTCAAATACCAAAATCAAGTCGAAATCAACACGAAGGGCACTAACATGGAAGCAATGGTAATAATTTTAATGTTGATGAAACCAGATCATTCTATGATGGAACTAGGTGATTTTAAGTCAATGGAAAAATGTCAAGTTGCTATGGAAATGGCCAAGACACAATTCAAGAAAGGTCATTTATCTTGCCTTAAAAAGGGTGAGAAGATGAAGATGAAACACTAATGGGAACAGGAACATTTTTTGTTTTGTTAATGTATTTTGGTGCACCAGTTGAATTAAAAGAATTTACTATACGCGAAAGTCTTAGCGAGTGCTTATCTGCTAAACGTACTATTCAGCGTAGTTTAAGAGGCGGGATATCTCGAGAATACAGTGGTACAGTTCGCGTTCAATGCAAAGAACTTACAGTAGAATATGATGATAAAATGAATATAATAAAGATTATAGATGATGGATATATTAGAAAATAAATAAAAATTATAGGAGGATTCAATGGACTTCATTATCGATCAACTTGTCACTTGGTGGCAGTTTACAATTGTCGGTATTCTAATTATTATAGGATGGATTATCAACAGATTAGGTGTTGATTGTGATGAAGAAATTATCGGATTTGAATATAAGGAAATGCCTCATTTAGAACCAATACGTATTGATACCGCAGGTAAAGGTTTCTGGGGCGCAATATGGATGTGGCTAACAAGTACAAGAAATTGGACAGTAGTCAAAGATTGGAAATTTAAACTAAACGGTGAATCATATGTTATTCCCGCAGGTTTTAAATTCGATGGTGCATCTATTCCTAAATTCTTACATACATGGTTATCTCCAGTTGGTGTACTACTCATGGGTGGATTAGTACATGATTATGCTTATAAGTATAAGACACTACTTAAAGCAGATAAGAAAAATACTATGGGTGAACTTACTCAGAAGGATGCGGATATTATATTCCGTGATATTAATATTGAACAGAATGGATTCCATTTCCTTAATAACTTGGCATATTGGGCATTACGCATCGGCGGCTTTGTTGCCTGGAATGGACACCGTAAGGTTAATGCAAAAATAGAAAAATAGGTGAAATTATAATGACAGATTTAAGAGACGATATCCTATCAGCTTTCCAGTCCCATGCAAAGGGACATATCGATAAGCATAAAATGAACGTAGAAGTATATCTTACCAATCCAGTTGGTGTTGGTGAACATCCTGATATTATGGAAGCAATTGAAACAGAGATGGAACAGATTGCAAAGTATGATGATATGCTTGAAATGGTGGAAAAATATTTTAATGAATAATTTTGATTTACCCTATTTTAGGGGTTTACAAAATTTAGTAATTGATATATAATACACATCAATAAAAAATCAAACAAAAGAGGTGACAAAATGGCAACAGAAGCTGTTGACACTAGGAAGTTTTTGTCCGAGACCAAGTTCTATGAAGGCTATTCAAGATACATTGAAGACGAAGGTAGATACGAAACTTGGGATGAGGCAGTCGATCGTGTTCTCGAAATGCACGAAGAAAATTATAAACAAAAGAATAATGAACTAAAAGAATATTTTGAAGAAGCGAGACATGCCTATAAAGAACAAAGAGTACTAGGTGCACAGCGAGCATTGCAATTTGGCGGTGATCAGTTAATGAAACACCAGATGCGTATGTACAACTGTACATCCTCTTATTCAGACAGAGCAGAATTTTTTGGTGAGCTATTCTATATTTTATTGTGTGGTGCAGGTGCAGGTTTTTCTGTACAGAAACATCATGTTAAAAAATTACCAAAGCTTCAAGCCCGTACCAAACAGGCTAAAGGTTATATCGTAGAAGATTCAATTGAAGGTTGGGCATCAGCTCTTGACGTTCTTATGTCTTCTTATTTTGTTGGTGGTGGTAAACATCCCGACTATGAGGGTAGAAGAGTATTCTTCGATATGACTAATATTCGTCCAAAGGGTGCTAAAATCTCAGGTGGATTTAAAGCTCCAGGACCAGAAGGATTACGTCGTTCACTCGACAAAATTGAACATTTACTTCAAGGTATTGTACTAGATTCCAAACAACCAGTTGCTATTAAGCCAATCAATGTATATGACATTGCTATGCATGCTGCAGATGCTGTCTTATCAGGTGGCGTACGTCGTTCAGCAACTATTTGTCTTTTCTCACCAGATGATGAAGAGATGATGAATGCTAAGACTGGCAACTGGTTTATGGATAATCCACAAAGAGGAAGATCGAACAATTCAGCAGTAATTGTCCGTGATAAAACTACACCAGAACAGTTTGGCAAGATTATGGAATCTGTTAAACAGTTTGGTGAACCAGGATTTGTTTTCGTTGAATCAACAGAACATACAACTAATCCGTGTGTGGAAATTGGTATGTTCCCACAGATTGGTCGTAAGTCTGGCTGGCAAGGATGTAACTTGACAGAGATTAACGGAGGCATGTGCAATACCGAGGAAGACTTCTATAAGGCATGCCGTGCAGCGTCTATCCTCGGTACCCTACAAGCTGGGTACACAGACTTTAAATTCTTGTCTGATACATCAAAGAAGATCTTCGATAGAGAAGCACTACTTGGAGTTTCTATTACAGGATGGATGAATAATCCTGATATTCTCTTTAACGAAAAAGTACTCGAAAAAGGAGCAAAGATTGTTAGAGATATTAATAAGAAAGTAGCATCCATTATTGGTATTAATCCCGCTGCTCGTACTACTTGCGTTAAGCCAAGTGGTAATGCATCAGTTCTTCTACAAACCGCTTCTGGAATCCATGCAGAACATTCAAGCATGTATATCAGGAACGTACAGCTAAATAAGGAATCTGAAATTACTCAGGCTATTATTAAGTCGAATCCATATATGGTTGAAGAGTCAGTATGGTCTGCTGGTGGTACAGACGTAGTGGTTTCATTCCCTATTCTACCAAAAGAAGGATCAATCTATAAAGACGAACTACTTGGTGTTAAACATCTAGAGTTAGTTGCAAAGGCACAGAAGCATTGGGTAAATGCTGGTACAAATGAAGATCTTTGTGCAGATAAAGGTATTCGTCATAACGTTTCAAATACTATTATCGTTGACGATTGGGATCAAGTAGAAAAATATGTATTCGAAAACAGACATTCATTTGCTGGTATTTCTTTCCTTGCTATGTCTGGTGATAAAGATTATAACCAGGCACCAAATACTGCTGTTATTACGGCAAAGGAAATGGTAAAGAAATATAATACTGCCGCTATCTTTGCATCAGGATTGGTAGTAGATGCACTTCATACATTTGATAACCTATGGAACGCCTGTACTACTGCTCAAGGATATGGTGAAGATCTTTCACTTGAATCTGCAGAGAATGCAATGAAAAAAGATTGGGTACGTAGATTTAATAACTTTGCAGTTAACTATCTTAATGGTGATATTAAGAAAGCTGAATATTGCTTGAAAGATGCTTATCTACTTCATAAGTGGAATAAGATACAAGACAATCTAAAACCAATTAATTGGCTTGAAGATATTACTGAAAAGAAATATACAGATGTTGATACAATGGGTGCTGCAGCATGTGCTGGTGGGGCTTGTGAAATCGATTTCTAATATTCCTTCTCCGTGTATAAATATATGTCAAATCGAAGATGGTAAGTGTATCGGTTGCTATAGAACACAGGACGAAATAAGAGAATGGTTCTATGCAACCGATATACGTAAACTAGAGATCTTAAAAAGGATAAGGCATGGATGAATACATAATCGAATGTGAAGAGTGCGATAGCGAAACATATGCTTTGGCTTTAGATGAACCAATCTATTGTCCTATGTGTGGAAGAAGAGCAGAAGTACAAAAGAAAACTGCAGATTTCGAGTTTATAGAATAGTCATATATAACTGTATGACATGGTATTACAATAATGAACCTTATGAAACAACTCCCGAAGACTATCAAGGATTCGTATACGTCATCACAGAGTTGGATACAGATAAGAAATATATCGGTAAAAAGAACTTCTGGCGGCCGAAGGTATTACCAAAAAATAGTAAAAGATCTAGAAAAGTCAGAACCAGAACAGAATCTGACTGGCAAAAATATTATGGATCTAGTAAGAAATTTCAAGTACTCCTTGAACAAAAAGGGCCAGATAATTACAAAAGAGAAATCTTAAGATTGTGTAGGACAAAGGGAGAAATGTCT